ATCCATACCAAAGAGCCATCAGTTGGTGCGGTCGAACCAACATAAATACCAGTATCACCCTTTGGGCCAGCTGGGCCAGTTGCACCCTGTATGCCCTAAATACCCTGAATACCCTATTCACCTTGCGGACCACGCTCGCCAGTAGCGCCAGTTGCTCCTGTATCACCTTTTGGACCTTGTGGGCCAGTTAATGCGGCTAACTGTTCTGCGGTAAAATCATTATAGGTAAAAGCAGCACCACGCTCACCTTGCGGCCCTTGAATACCTGCGGCACCACTCAAATCAATTAAGAAGCTAAACGCGGTTTCTGTTTTAACATAAATCTTTGCATTATCAGGATCATCAGTAGTGGAAACAATCATCACCATGTCTCCGATAGCAATATCATTATTATTATAATCGGCATTCATCGCGGCAATCGTTGCATAGGTTTCTTTAATAGACAACCCATCGCCCTTTGGACCTTGCGGCCCAACTGGCCCCTGTGGCCCCTGCGGACCCTACTCGCCAGTATCACCTTTGGGTCCCTGTGGTCCAGTTGCACCAGCCGCGCCAGTATCACCTTTCGGACCCTAAATACCCTAAATGCCCTGTTCTCCTTGTGGGCCAGCAGGACCTTGAATACCTTGTGCGCCCTGTGGGCCGGTATCACCGGTGTCGCCCTTGTCGCCTTTTGGTCCAGCTACACCAGCTTCACCCGCAGGTCCTTGTGGGCCCATTTCTCCTGGGTCGCCCTTATCACCTTTGGGGCCACGATATATTGGATTAGAAAATTCCAATTCAATTTCAGGAGCGGTTTCAATCATTACATTAATTTCTTCACGCATTAGTATGTAATACCTCCTTCAAACTTGAACTTCGCAGGTCCAAGGATAGTATCAACTTTACCATTCGCGCCATTAACCTGGACATCGTAGAGATAATCACCAGGCGCAACATTAGTATCTGCACTAGTTAATGAAACAATAGCCTTACCATCAGTAAAATCAGTAATACGCTTTTGAATAACTGGTGTTTCCAATTCGCGCTGTGTATTTACCGTAAAGACTACTTCATCGCCTTCTGCTAAAACATAATTAGAAATATTAATAGCAAAATCGCCAGTATCTTTAACAATCATACTAATCTTTTTAGTGTCTTTATCAAAATGTATCATTTCTTACCCTCCTCATTCACTTACTTCCAAGAGAGTAGAAAACCATTCATTGCCTGATTTAATCTGCCGCATAATCTTAAATACTCTGCCGCCCCAAGCATAACGCGCGGCAATACCATCGTTAAGTTGCTTGTCAGTCGTAGCGTGTAAAACCCACTATGATTTTATACCATACATTGTGATTTCTTCTGCGGTAGAATTGATTGAAATGTGTGCGGGCACCACAGCAACCTCTTCAATATTATCTACTGTTGCACCGCCCTCGCCATCATCAACAAAGTGAAGGCGCAAATATGTTAATGTATCTCGCTTTGTCATACACATTTCACCCTTCTATGTTTATTTAACATTCTTTCTACTTTGGGGCTATAAAACTCATTATACTGCGCGGATACACCAGATGAACTCTGGCTTACTAATCCCTCACTACCAATGCGGTTAAAACGCTCAATAACCATCTGGATTACAATATAATCAAGTGCTTCATCATACTGCTCTAAATTACAGTAAATATAAGCTTCATCTTTACATAAAGAAATCAATGTAAGGAGCAATTCATCTACGCTTTCATCGTCTTCTTTATGGAGCAATAATTTAATCTTGTCGAGCACAAAAATGAACCTCCTTGTGTAAAAAAATTAGAGGCTCATAGGCACATTAGTCCTATGAGCCTCATTATTAATTAAGCAATAGTAATCTTTACTAACTTGGTAGCGTCGGTTAAAGCAACCAATGCAACCTTGCGAGCATAGACCTTATTTTCACGAACATTAGCATCGCGCTCTTGTTCAACTTCGGTGCTCTTCTTAACGAAAAGAGTGATAGCATCTTTGGTAGCAAGATAACCAGTATTTGCTGGAACAGCCTTGGACACGATTACAGGAACACCACAAACGGTGCCGATATAACCAGTGCGGACAAAACCTTCAACATACTTCAAGTCGTCCTTCAAAGCCTTGCGGAAAGCAGCCTGGTCGGCAGGAGAGATAAGCAAGAACAAGCCAGTCTCATCTTCAAGGTTCATCTTGGCAATAGCATCAACAACAGCATCAAAACTCCAAGCAGCAGCAGGAGCAAGAAGAGTTGCCTTATTATATTCAGCAATAGCCTTGGTAGTAAAGTCATTTACCATCTGCTTGGCAAGTCCATCAAGACCAACATCAACTACCATAGGGTCGGTCATTTCCTGCTCGTCATAATACTTGAAACGACCCTGGGTGGTGCCAACTTCATACTCTTCTGGAACGAAACCAATTTCGATATCATTGGTATTGCCTTTGCCCATAGCAAGGTCTTCAACATTACCGGTAGCGGTATAACGATTAATAATCTTCTTCATACCAGCATTTTCGGTAAGAGAATTATCAACAGACATATAATTAGATAAATCAACCTGTGTGGTCAAGATATCATTAATCTTATTTTCAAGAACAAAGTTCTCATAAATGGTATGTGCCATAATCAATACACTCCTTATTGTGTTAATTCTTTATATAATGTAGGGTTAGTTCTATAAATCTCGGCCTGCTGCGCGAGGTTCAACTTGCGGAACTGTTCTTTCGTAAGCCCACCTTGCTGTGCGGACCCTGCCTTTGGTGCCGGTTGTGCAATACGCTTGGCTACCTCGTCTGCGACAGCAGCTTTAAATGCCTTGTCAAAAGTCTCGATATTAGCCATCATCGTATCAGCATCATCCGCGACAATATAATCTACAAACTCAATTGGAAGCCCTCTATTAGTAAGCACTTTGGATGCTTCTAATTTATTCTGCGCAATAGCGAACTCACGTTCTTTTGCTTCAAGTTCTTCAACCTTCTTATTGTATTCATAGTCGCGGCGTTGCGCCTCATCCATTTCGCGCAACTTCTCGGCTTCTGCTTGCTTCTTTTCCAACTCTTTACGCTGTTTATTCAGCGCCTGGGACACTCGACGGTCGCCCTCTTGTTGTAATAAAGCACGCACTTCTTCTTCGGTATAAGTCTTTGGTGTAGCACCCTCATCAGGAGTTTGCTGATTTTCCATACCCTTATTTTCTAATTCACTCATAATAAAACCTTTCTTGAAAGAGCCCTCAATGAGTTCTACTTTCATATAATAATAATTTTTCTCATAAGCCAATATGGCTAATCCGCCCAAAATGGGCTTGATATTTTACAATATATCCAGTATAATAGTCATTAAGGAGGTGGTCTTATGACTACAAAAGAAATAATGGCGATGTCGATTGATGACCTCATCGCCGACGCAGTTGCGCGCAAAGATAAGAAAGCACTCCTCTGGATACAACAAGAGAGCGCGCGCAAAGACATCCGCAAGAGAGACGACCAAGAGATTGAAGTAGCACATTCCATTACAACCTTGAAGTTTGACTATGCCAAGAAGTTCCTTGGTTATACACCAAAAGACAAGGTTAAGAACTATGCTGAACTGCGGCGCCGTGCCCAAGAGAAGAAAAGACGCGAACTTGACGAGAAGTTCGCGGCAGCATTACAAGCCATCGAGGGGTAATCAACCCCTCTTTTTGATTTGTTGAGTGCGGCTATTGGCTTTCTTCAACTTGTCAAGCGGACTAAACTCTTCATAACCCTCTTTAAGGTCTTCACTGAACATATTCACATAGCGTCGGGTCATTTCTAGCGTGGAATGACCCAATATCTTTTGTAAGCGGAACACATCGCCAGTGTTCCTAATCCAATTTTTAGCAAATGTATGCCGAAATGCGTGAATGCTAGTCATCTCCACCTCACGCGCCAGATTATAGCGGCGCACACTATGCTTCAACGCATTTACTGTTAATTGATCTGCGGTTGTAGAAGATGGGAATAACCAATCGTTGGGTCCAAACTCATACAGCCACATCTTAATATACTCTTGCAAAGCATTTGCCAATGCTGTTGAAAGGGGCAAAATGCTTGCTTTGTTGTTCTTGGTGCGATTGATATAAACCTCGCGCCTTAAAAAATTAACATCACCAATTTTTATATTACAAATAGTGCCAGCACGATTGCCAGTAGCCAGCACCCAGTTGATAATAGCCCAGGTGCGCCACTCAACAAAACTATCATTCTTGCGCGGCTTGGCTAACAATTTCATACAGTCTTCATCACTGTATGTCATCTTCACAATCTCTTGCTCGGCAACTAATTTAACTTTAAATTGTTGGACATAGTGCTTCTCCATACACCAATAAAGGAACGCCCTTACAACACGCAAATAGTGATTGAGTGTTGTCGCGCGCATCCCCTCATTAAGGTTGTAGTGCGAGAATGCAAGAACATATCCAACATCACAATCTCGTGCCACCAGACTTCGTTCGCTTACCCGCAGAAAATTAAACCATTTTTTAATGGCTTCTTCATACCCTTGAAGCGTAGCGCGGCTTTTATTCAAAGCGCGCTTTTCTTCAAAATACTCCTCAAAACAATCATCCAGGTTGCGCTCAAATACTCTTCCCTTGGTGAATACTGACCGTGCCATAGTCCTTCCTCCTAATCATGGTGTCAAATTGTGCGACCCTGATTAACATTATAGACTAAAAAAATCATGGTGTCAAGTCTCCAATAGAAAAACCCCAGAAGCGAGTAATATCAACGCTTCTGGGGTTTGGTGCGCCATCAGGGACTCGAACCCTGGACACCCTGATTAAGAGTTTAGGGTCCTTCGTAAATGCGCCAGAACCCGCTAAATAGCGCAATTTACCCCTGATTATTTTGGTAGTTGGCTCCTAGATTAATCTTCTAGATTTTCCTCGTCTTCATCCACATTTTCTTCCACTATTTTAGTCTCTTCATACGAAACAAAAGAGCAAGCGCAATTAGGATGATATGGTGGCAACTCCACATTTATATCGGCATCTTCTAATGGGATTGGGTCCCCATCAACATAGTCGAGACAAATACCACCACACTCGGCATCGCCAACTATTTCAACATATTCGACGCCCATTTCAAGATAACTATCTTTCAAACCACGATTATACATCGCCATGGTTTCAGTTTTCAATAGCCTTGCGGTATCGTAGGCTGTCGCGCCAACCAATTGACGCCAAGCCTTCTCCATCCATTCCATACCACGGCCATTACTAATACCTTCGCGCAACACGAAGTCTAGTTTAGATTGAAAGTTTGCTACATGGCCATATAGCCTCTATGAATATACTTTGCCATCTTGGCACCAGGGTATCGGCAAGATAGAACTAGTAATATAAGTGTCAGTTATTCGCACTTCTGGGGCAACAGCATTCACATTAATTTGAACCGTATATTGCTGCAAGGGCTATGGTTCAATACCAAGTGCTGCTTTCTGCACCTCTTCCATTGTAGGGGTCTCTCGTTCCCAAAGAGGGAGTAACCCCATTAAAGCATAAGCATCTGCGCTAGACTGCTGATAAGTTTCAATCAAGCTTTCAGTGATGACATTATACCCTATCCAGTAGTATTCCAATAGCCGCCAGTGCTGCTTCTACTGGGCTTCTAACATCGCTGTTCGAATAGCGGGATATCGGGATAAATCAATCTACATATGAGGGTCTTCCAAATACTTTTCCAGGATCATTTGAAGCTCTGGTCGCAACTCATCCCACATCTCATCAGTTATTTCCTTTAATATGGAATATAAATCATCTGTGCGCACATATGCCTTTGCTAGCGCTGCAAGCACTCTCTCTTGGGTTTCCCGATATCGAGCCAACTACTTTCTTTTACTTATGTTCATTCAGTAGTCGCCAAACCGTCATTCTTCGTAATCATAGCTTGTGTGCGATACCCCAGGTCTGCCGATTGGAAAAATGGATTATTTAGTTTTTCTTGTTCTTGTTGCTCTTGCACCTTCTCCTGTTCAGCCGCAGCATCATCAATAAACGGAATTTGCGCCAATAGTGTCTCATTAGATACAATACCATCGAGTTGCTTAACCATTGTGGCTACCTCGCTCAAATTAGCTGGAATATTGCGTCTAAATGCAATATCAACCGCGCGCCAGTCAAAGCTATTCCCCATTAATCCTTGAATACAAGAAATTAATTCTAGTCTCTGCTACAATCCACGTTTAAACTTGCGCTCCTTACCTGAAATAAGGTTCTCGGTGCCTAATAATTTATATTGAATGGCGACGCCACTACTATTGCCAGCAAAGTTTTCGTCGCTCATATCAGGACAATGTGAAAACTTGTGAATGTCTTTATCCAATCTAATCTTCATGTTCTCGACATTCGCATCATCAGTATTCTTAATTAACCATTCTGCCGCAGTGCCTTGGTCCATCAAGAGCACACGGTTCTCTTTCATCTTTACAATATCTTCTGCATCTGCGGTAAAGCCATAAAGAGCCAAATACGCATCGACAAAATAGTCGAAATCATTAACCGTATCACTCTCCATAGTATCATATGCATCAATCAAACT